CCTCTCCAACATGTTCGGGAGCAGGGGCTAGGACTCAACTTCCGAGTCCTAAATCCTGAAGATGGTTTCCGAAAGGACAACTCACTCTGGTTCGGAACGTGTGATACTTGCGGAGAGCATGTTTCAAACTCTTTGCACAAAAAGTTCTGGGCGCATACTGCGGTTCTAGAAGTTAAGTATCACGCAGATGGAAAGAGTATCCTTTCCCAGAAGTCAATACAAATCGACTACTGCCCTCTAGGTGATATCGTAGTGGACTAGAATATACCTATGGGTAAATCAATCATGGAGCAGCTTGCTCTTCTGTCACCGGAAGAGCAGGCTCTCGCTTTACAGGGTATGGACCCAGACCAACTCCTCTGGGACTGGTCTGTTTGGGGCCGCCCCGAGCAGCAAGCACCTGAAGGGGACTGGAACGTTTGGCTTGTACTAGCGGGTCGTGGTTTTGGTAAGACAAGACTTGCATCCGAATGGGTGCGTGAACAGGCTCGATACACAACTACTGGCCAAAGACGTTTCGCACTTGTTGCTCGTACTGCTGGAGACGTTCGAGACGTTATTGTTGAAGGTGAGTCAGGCATTATGAATGTCACGCCGCCATCCGAGCGTCCACTATACGAGCCGTCCAAGCGACGCCTAACTTGGCCCAACGGAAACGTTGCCTCACTCTTTACTGCTGACGAACCAGACTCTCTCCGTGGACCTCAGTTCACTCACGCATGGGGTGATGAGATTGCTGCGTGGAGACAAACTCCAGATGCCGCAGGTATGACTGCCTTTGACAACCTTCGTGTTGGTACTCGTCTTGGTACTCGTCCAAAAATCTTAGTCACTACTACCCCGAAGCGTACTCCGCTTCTTTACAAACTTATTGAAGAATCCCGAACCGACCGAGTTGTTGTTACTAAGGGTTCTACCATGGACAACGCTGGAAACCTCTCTGGTGCTTATCTAGACACAATGCTTGGCGTTTACGAGGGAACAGCCCTTGCTCGTCAGGAGCTTTATGGTGAAATGCTTGAAGCTCTCGAAGGTGCCATGTGGACCGAAGAGTCCATCGAAGCTGGACGCCAGATGAACATGCCTCAATCAACTCCCCTACGATGTATCGGCGTTGACCCGTCTGTTGCTGAAAACCCACGTGACGAATGTGGAATTGTTGTTGTTGCCTCTACTTCAGAGCATGACCTGTACAAGCGTCAAGCCTGGGTTCTTGAAGATGCCAGCATCCATGGCTCTCCAGATGTCTGGGCTAATCAAGTTGTGAAGATGGCTCGTAAATGGGGCTGCCCAGTTATCGCCGAAGTCAACCAGGGTGGTGCACTTGTAAGAAACGCCATCAATACAATTGACCCGACTGTCAAGGTTCTTGAAGTTCACTCTAAGCAGGGTAAGCAACTTCGTGCAGAGCCAATCACTATGGCGTATCAGCAAGAACGTGTTCACCACGTTGGTCACGCACTTACCGACCTCGAGACACAAATGATTACTTGGATTCCAGGAGAGGGCAAATCTCCTGACCGCGTTGATGCACTCGTTCACGCACTAACTGCGCTGCTCATCAAACCACCAGCAGGATTCTCTGGCGGAAAGATTCGTGCAAAGTCAATGGCTAACCGACGCATCGGTGGCAATGGCGGATTTAGGGTAAGATAATGAGAATAATTACAGATATTTTTCCAGCACACTTGGTGGCGGTACCCGCAGGCGTTTTTGGGTCTCCTTGGGAGATTGAAAGTGACCCACCTAGCCCAGAGGGGCACTATGTTGGCAAAGCACGGGTAGTTTTGACCGAAAAGATGATAGTTGTAGCAGTAGATGGTCCCGAAGGAGCAGTAATTGCCTTCCGAGAGAACTATGTAGACTACATTAAGTCTAATAAACAGACCGAAAATAGCTTTATAACCACCGAAAGTGGAAAAATGCTAGCTTTCAAGAAGGATTTAGGTTGCGGATGCGGCTCTAGACTCCGTTCTTGGCACGCATACAACACTTTGACAGCTCTGGAGGGCTAAATGACAGCAATAGACCCGTTCACATTCGTAATTCTTGCCCTAGCGGCGTTCAGAATTACCCGTTTAATCACTACAGACACCATTTTTGACCCTCTAAGGGAGAAAATCTGGAATAAGTTCCCCCCAAACCGCATCAACATCGGTTACCTCATCACTTGTGACTGGTGTACAAGCATTTGGGTTGCTCCAATCGTGATTTTTTCGTATCTTCTTGTTCCATCAGTTGTATTTGTGGTATCATTAGTCTTAGCAACCTCTGCCGTTGTTGGATTTTTAGCCGCACGGAGTTAATTCCGTTCCGTTATCGAAGACAGGGAGTCCCTCTTGGGCATTTTCAAACGTGAGCCTGGTAAACAGCCGCGTCAGCCAGCTTCTAATGGAGTTCGCGCTACCAATCCTGGTGCACGCCCATTAAATCCAGCACCACTCTATAGAGACTCTTTTGGAGTTGTCTACCAGCAGCCACTACCTTTCAACGAGCCTCGACCTCTTACTGCAGCCGCTGCCCAAATCAAAATTGGTGACGTAGGAGAGGCTCAAGTCTTCAAATCTCGCCGTCAGTCGGCATCTTCTGCTTGGCAGAAGGAAGCTTGGGAGTATTACGACGCAATTGGTGAAATCAAGTACGCTTTTAACCTTGTTGCCTCTGTTGTCTCCCGTATTCGTCTTTACGCTGCCAGTATTGATGACCCAGCCGAGGCCCCTGTTACTGTACGCAAGTCAGAGGTGGTAAGTCCAGAGCTTGCAGCCGCAGCAGAGCGTGCTCTTGACCGACTTAACAGTGCTTACGGAGGTCAGTCAGGTCTTTTGAAGGACACTGCCCTAAATCTTCAGGTTACTGGCGAATGCTACCTAGTTCAGGTTCCAGAGCGTATCGGAACTGGACTTCCAGAGTCATGGGACATTCGTAGCACCGACGAACTTCAAGTTGACGCCAAGGGTAACTACATGATTAACCCTCGCCGTGAAGTTGGCAATGGTGGTGGCAGCGTAATGTCTGCAGGTAACGCAGAAGTCATCAGACTGCCTAAGACAGCCTTCATTGGTCGTATCTGGAAGTCGCACCCACGTTACTCACAGGAGGCTGATAGCTCGCTACGTGGCCTTCTAGACCTATGTGCAGAACTACTACTCTTGAACCGCACATTCCGTGCAACGGCGCGTTCCCGTCTGAACGCTGGTGCCCTTTATCTTCCAGACGGTCTCTCTGTTGCAGCGTCTCCAGACCCTGACTACCCATACGACGAGAATGGTGTCTACAACGAGAAGTACAACCCTGAAGAGGCTGCCGACGACTTTGAAGACCAACTTATTGATGCAATGCTTACTCCTATTAAGGATGAAGACTCTGCCTCAGCTGTAGTCCCACTTATCATTCGTGGTCCTGCAGAACTTGGTGATAAGATTAAGCAGTTCAAGTTTGAGCGCAGCTTTGACCCTGCTCTAGCAGAGCGCTCAGAGCGTGTCCTAGAACGCATCATGCAGGGACTAGACGTCCCTAAGGATATTGTTTCGGGTCTAGCTAACGTCAAGTATTCAAACGCTCTACAGATTGACGAGAGCCTCTACAAGGCACACATCGAGCCATTGATGTTGCTAATTGCAGATGCTGTAACAGTTGTCTACTTGCGCCCATACCTAATCTCGATTGGCTACTCCGAAGCTGAAGTTAGCCGTCTTGTTATTTGGTATGACCCAAGCCAGGTTGCTACTCGTAATGACCGTGCAGCAGACGCAGACGCTGGTTTTGATAAGCTTGCAGTTTCTTACGACAGTTGGAGACGTGCTCACGGATTCTCAGACCAGGATGCTCCAGATGCAACTGAGCTTGCCCTGCGTTTGATTATCAACAAGGGTGCTATCACTCCAGAACTTACTGAAGCTATGCTCGGTGCCGTTTCTCCAGACCTTATGGAGAAGGTAAAGGGCGTTGCTCAGCAAAACTCGATTGCTCCTGTTCCGCCTGAGATTGAGCAGGCACTTAGTGGACAAGCACCAGGAGCTGCTCCTGAAGGAGCTCCAGCAACCGAAGCGGCTCCTCCTGGACTCGCTGAACCTGCACCAGCACAACCGACCGTAACAAACACCGAGGCTTCTCCACCCCCACCAGGGCTAGCCGAACCAAGCGCATAGGAAAATAAAACATGGAGCACGACGCAATTTCTATTAATTTAACTTCTTCTAAAGGAAGTCCGGCACTAGCACAGGCACTGGCTAAGCTTCTTGGCTCGGTTGTTGTCTTCAAGTTCACAGCTCATGGCTTCCACTGGAACGTCAAGGGCAAGGACTTCCGCGAGTACCACGACTTCTTCGGGGCAATCTATGAAGACGTTGATGGCTCAATTGACCCAACAGCGGAGAACATTCTTAAGCTTGGCTACGATGCTCCATACATGCTAAGCGACTTTATTGAGCTATCATGCCTTGCTCCCCGAGAGCGTGTCACTACTGGCGACTGCCACCAGATGGCTCAAATTCTTGAGGCTGACAACGTTAAGTTGCTTCAGGAACTCGTTGGAGCTTTCGATATTGCTAATAGCTGCAACGAACAGGGAGTTGCAAACTTCCTTGCAGAGCGTATTGACATGCACCAAAAGTGGCAGTGGCAACTACGAGCAACACTAAACATTCAGTAATCATTAGGTAGGAAACTATATGTCCGGATATCTGTCAGAAGTACTAACTGACGTCACTGCTACCACGGCTAGTGGCGGTACTGGTGTATCTGCACCCGTGCTGAAAGAGGGAGATATTCAGCCAGCAAAGAAGAGCCCCACTCTAAAGCCGAAGAAGGTTCAATTCTCTAAGGCAGTAGAATCTGCTCTAGCGCAGAAGTACAAAGAATGCAGCACTGTTCTAAACGACGGGTCTAAAACTCCACAGCTTGATGCGTTCCGTGTAGTGTACCGAAGAGGAGCTAGCTCGTACGACAACGCTGACACTGGAACACTTAGCCGCCACGACTGGGCTATGGCAAGAGTCAATGCTTTCAGTGCTCTAGTTCAGGACGCTGCACTTGTAAGCTCTGCTTACAGTTCCGATGATGACTTGCTCCCTCCAACGCACTCACGTTCTAACGGAGCAACGCAGAACTATTCTGCTGACCTAACTGTCTCGATTCTCCCTGAGGACGAGTACGAATCTCAGGAGCAGGCAATCTTTGCACTAGCAGAGTTGTCTGGTCTTGGCTATGAAACAATCCCCGCTATTCGTACCGCATGGGTACGAGCAGCTAACAAAAATGAAAACCCATTTGAGCGTGCAGCAGTACTTGCTTCTGCTCTCTACGACAGCCCAGATGCTGACCTGCTCCCAAAGAAAGGTATTCTCTAAGAATGAGCCAGACACCAGAAATTATTGAAACTAACGAAAC